GTTCCGAGCGTGAAGCCGGGGCCAGAGGCGGGGCTATTCGTAGCATTCGCAGCGGGGGTAGCTTCAGCGCCGGTCAGGATCGGGAAGCCGTTAGAGGCCGCGATAATGGAAGGGACAGAGGTAGCACTCCAGGCAGCGGCGGTAGCGGCAGTCATGCCCTCATGCCATTCAGCCCGGTTCACAGCGGCAGGAGCGCCGACAGTCTGCTGCATGACGATAAGGCGAGGGACAAAGCCACAACGCACAGCAGAAGCAGTAGGAGCGGCATCAGCGGTATAGGTAGCGCTGAAAATAGTGTTAGAAGGATCGTAAGTCTGGTTAGTAAGAACACCAACAGCCATGATAAATCTCCTTAAAGGGGTGAAAAGAGGGGCCGTAGCCCCCCTAGATTAAGCCGAAGCGACAGTTTCAAGACGATAGATCCAGGCATCATTGAGGATGACCGAGCCGCACATGGCCTTCCAGCCCAGGGAGAACCACTGGCCGAGAGGATTCGCATGATCCTGGCTGGAAGCAGGCGTGTAGAAGATATTGGCGGTAGAGGCCAAATCGACCACGGTATAGGCTTCCTTACCAAAGATCAGGGCAGGGTAAACGTCCGAGTTCACACCGAGAGTTGACTTGGTGCCAGCAACGGCAGCACCAGCATCCTGGAAGATACGAGAGAGAGTCGAGGTCACGAACCGGATATTACGGTAGGAACCGACTTCACCCTTCATCACACCCGAATTGCTGGAGTAGTTAGCAGCCGGGATGTAATCGGGCACACTCTCAAGGTCAAACTCAACGTCAGGATGGATCACGGCCACATAGGACTTACGAACAGCCTGGGTTGCGATCTTGGTGGTAGCGTCGATCTGCTCAGTGTAGAATTTCGCATCAGCACCCTTGAGAATACGGGCCACCTTATCGAGTGCCACGGCATTGATCTTGCCAGCCACAGTAACGCGAGCGCCTGCACCGATGGTTCCGATGGAGTCAGTCAAGCGGCCAAAGGAAGTGCCACCCATGATGCCATCACGGTAGACAGTTTCAATCGTCTGCGCCATGTTCTCAGAGTTGCGGGACATCAGTTCCGTATCGACACTGACTTCATTGATCCATTCAGTCTGATCGGACACGCGGAAGAGATTGCCATACTGAGCTAGCGTGGTAGTAACAGTAGTGATAGTCGGCTGGGTATCAGTCGGGATCGTTCCTTCAACCAAGCTCTTAATGGTCGAAGCATCCTTACCAGTCGTAGGAGCGATACGCTCAAAGCGCCGGAAGGCCATCGTCTTGCTGTTCTTCTGGGGGATGCTGTTCTTCAGGCCATACTCGCCAATGACGATGTTAGGCTCAGCAACCGAAAGCCCCTTCCTCTGGATGTATTGGGTAAGGGCAGGGATCTGCACGGAATTAGTGATAGCCATTGCATTATTCCTTTAGCGTTTGCGCCTCTGCATCTCGATCTTCGCTTCCTGAGCCGCAAATTCAGCAGGACTCAAGTTTTCCCAATCAATGTTGCCTAGAGCGCTGGATGATCTGGATGGAGAAGACCCGGTGGAACTTTCGCTGAATGCGCGTCCTCGGGCTTCCTGTTTGGTTGATTTCCCTCTAGTTGCGTTGATGTTCTTAGCCATCTCAACCATGAGGAAAGGTGAACTGAGAACCATATCGGCTTCCTGTTTGGGCATCGACTCAATCTTCTTGGCGAGGTCCATCCGAATTTCCTCAAAGTTCTCGATGTTACGCTCGATGTAATCAATGTTGGCTTGCACCCTAAGCTGCTCGGAGTTCTGCTGAAGCATACCTTCTAGCTGCTTATTACGTTCTTCTAGTGGGCGCATAGCCTTACGGACTACCGGAGCGATTACCCTTTCAACATCCGGGTCCACCGGAGTATCGTCAGGCTTCTGTTTTTCCTGATACTGCTGCATCTGCCAAACTTTATGCTGGTGCAGTTCTTCATCCTGCCGACGAATCCGATCCCGCATCTCCTTCAATTCATCAGGGTCAATCTCGATCCGCCTCGGCTTTTCGAGTTCCTGTTGAATTTCAGTTTCTACAGTCTCAGGTTCTCCGTTTTCAAGTTCTTCTGGGCTCATAAGTCCCTCCATGTTGATGTTTAACGACATCGCTGTCAGTTAGGTGAGTATTACAGGTTTTCAAAGAGTTTAGCAATTCTAAAAATCATCTCCCTAATTCCCTTCTTTTCACCGACGAGAGCCAGCAAGTTGTTCTGGGAGAGGTCCACCGGCTGGAGCGCCGTGCTGTTCTGCCATTCCAGCCATCGAAGAAACGCCTGAAGGTCCGGGTTGTGAGCCAGCCGAGTTAGCGCCTCCAGGTCCTCCGCTGTTTTGGTTGGGTCCTTGCTGTTGCATAGCAAGCTGTTGAGCGAACTGCTGCTGCTGTTCAATTTGGATCTCCTGATCTGTCTTGATGAACTTCCATGAGTCTCTTACCCTTGCGAGGTCAAAGAGAGTCTTCGTCAATTCGTTCCACTTAATGACTTGGGCACCTGGAGACTGAGCTAGAACACTCATCAACTGAATGGTTTGGCTCATCTGCTGCTGGGAATTAGAGACATTTGACGCCCCCACAGCGTAGCAGTCGAAGTTACCCTCAATATCCATCGGAGAAACTCTCAACTGGATAGGAGCCTGCTGAGTAATAGGCTGACCAGATGCTGGATCGAAGATCGTCATAGTCTGAGGATCACCAACCACCCGAATCCATACCGCTTCATCCATCAACTGTTGATTCAACTGAAGCTGCATGTTCACAATCTGCGTCAGACAGTTATATTCGATGTGTTTGATCGTCTCAGCATTACGACTCTGGGTCATACCAGACTGTGCTGCTACCTCTGTAGCGCTTTTCTGGTAGGCTTCCGAGGTAAAACTAGCCTGTGCGCCCGTAGACTGGTTGTGTTGGGCCATCATAAAGCCAATTTCCTGGAATCCTAGCGCGGCCTGGGGGATCTGCTGGATTGGGGTGATATTCCCCTTGGCAGCGACCTTAGCAAGCGCACCAGGGGCCGAAAGCCATTCATCTACATCGAAAACGCCATCCTGAACGACCTCATACATAGGATTAATGATGAGGGTATTGGCCTCAATGACCTGATTTACACGAACATTGATCACATCCTGAAGGCCCAAAGCTGGCTCAATGATGCCTCGCCCATAAACTTCACCTGGTTCTGGGTAGAGGACGAACATATTCCAGCTACATTTGCCATGTGCGAAGGGCGAAGGTTCAAAACGGATCACTTTCGTTCGGTTGGCAATAACCATGATGTGATTTTTGTAGATAACTGGAACACCATCCGGCCCAGGAAGCTCCAAATCCCCTTCAAATTGAAGGAGTTCCACTGAGTTTTTAGGCTGTTCAACAAACCCCTCAAGGCGGTAAACCTCCCTTTTAAGGCCGTCAGAAGGCTCATTTTGACCGTCATGGGGCTGAACATCCTCAACTCCTTCATAGACGCTATACCCTGCATTATTGGCCATATCCAGTAGATACGCCTTAGATTTAAACGTCCTCATACAGCGGGGAGCATGGTCCTGATTATTGGGATGGCGCTCAATCACGAAGTCAAAGATATTCCCTACCTCAAGTGTAGGACCATCATAGACACGCTGCTCCATCATTGGCATAGCAGACAGGTCCGGTTCAGGCATGGCTTCGCCATACTGAGAACTAACCAGAGAAGCCTGGGCCATCTGAGCCTGGAATGCCTGCTGGTCAGGAACAACCTGCGTCCGTTCCTCCCAATTCACGCAATAAGGAACATTACCGAAGATTGTCGCGTATTTGATTAGCTGGTTGAACTTCGTCCTAAACCCAATCAACTGATGCTGCCACATAAGGAGGGCCTGAACTGCCTTGGCCTTTACATCATCATCTGGAGTGCGGCCATAAATCTTGAACCACTCGTCATAAGGCATCACACCTTGAGTCAAGTGAGCCGCTACAGCTTCGACTGCTTGCTGAGTGATGGGGATATAGCGCTTGGACCGGAAGTCCTGAAGGTTATCCCAAGTCTTACCAAATTTAGAGACAGAGGCAAGCCAGCACTCCTGCCAGATACGTTCTTTCTCAAGCCGTTCATTCTTGCGTTCACGCCACCAAGTAGCGCCCCAATTAGCGAATCCAGAGACATCAACGTCTTTGCGAATCAAGAGTCACCTAGAAGGTGTAGGGGTTATAACGCTGCCGAGGGACACGACCTTCAGGCTCAAACCCCGTCTTATACGAGTCGGTAGCCGGGGTTGGCTGGGGGCGGGGTGTCCACTGTTCAATGTTTTTATTGATGGGTGCGGGCGAAAAAGCCGTAGGTGATGGG